GCATAAACTGTGTCAGTGGGTCTTTGTTGTCTCCACGCACTGTACGAATGTAATACTCGCTATGTCTGGGATGTATGCCAGATGCACTATCGACTAACTGTGACACTGTACCTGACGGCTTTACACAGGTAATAGCTGTAGAGGCGTTTACTCCTATCTTCTTAGATAGTTTATCATTTGTCTTAACGGCCACTTGTCTGAAACCAACCAGAAGGTCAGTAAGCATACAGTTATTAGTGGATAGCATTTCATTGTCTAGTATGCCCGTAAGACTGACGCCTAATAGCCTCTCTTCTTCCGTGTTCTGCTTCCATATCTTTCTCAGATACTTGAAGTCAGTGAGGCAGGACTGATAGGTGCCAAGCTGTGTAGCCCACTCAATCTTCTTTGTAAGAGAACCTACTGTGTCTTCGGCTCTGACAACGACTTCTGTGAGGTTGCAGAACTGATAGGGACGTAGAATGATTTCAGAGCAAGGGTTAGTTCCAAACACATGATCAGGATCACGACGACCAATACTAGCCACTTTATTTTGTGCAGATTCACGATTAAATATGCCTCTCTCTCCAGACTTGGACTCATACAATGAGTACCACTCCTTCAAAAACGTATTCATGTCTGGCCGTTCTCTATACACTGCAGAGTTGTTAGCCAGCCCACGGTACGGGTAGTCTCTAAACCACTCACCAGACTTGGCTACTCGCATCCTGTTTGAATTAAGATCAGACAGAGATATGAGAGCGGACCTGCGTACACCGCCTACAACGATTACACTGGCTATCTTGCACACAAGGTCGTGACACTCTAGCGCAGATAGCTGCCTACCTGCTGCTTCTTTAAACAAGGATACCGTAAAGTTAAGGAGATCATCAAGAGGTGCTGGGCCAGACGATCTACCCCCAAACGTCTTTAAACGCGCTCCAGCGGGGCGTAGGCGCGATAAGTCCCATTTGGGTACTTGACCAGCGTAAAGACACGCAATCAACTCACGGAGGCCCCTAGCCCATCCTGCCTTACTATCCTGTACAATGATGGTTGTTTCAGTCTCTTCAAAGTGTTCATTTACAACAGGCAGACTTTCTGTGTACTGCCTCTCTGCAGAGAACCCTACACCAGTGCCGCACATGAGAACGTACAGTATCTCATCAAATGCACGAGGCGAGTCTACAGGAATGTATGAACAGTTGTAGCCGGATGTGTTATCACGTTCTAGGGCTAGCCCTGCCGTCATTAAAGCCCTCATAGAAGGCATCACCTGAAGGTTAAGAACAGCCTCTTCAAGCTCTTTTCTGTTAGGTATTGTATGGTCGTACCTGTCTTTCATAATGTATTGCATGAAGTCAAAGTACCGCTCAACAGTCTCTGACCAGTTCTCACGCCTGTCTCCTAACCAACGTGCATAGCGTGACAGGTGAATAAACTCCTGATAGTCCGTTGGAAAATAATTACTTGTCATTCTCTCTTTGCTCCCTGACTAATCTTTCTAGATACCACTGTGACTTCATCAAATCTTTTAGTGGCATACCTTTATACTTATACCTGCACACATACTTTAGTATGTTGCCCTTTAAATACCCGCTAAACTCTTCATCAGTTAGAGATTGCCTAATCATCTCAATGGTTTCTGTACCATTCTGTGTATAGTGGCTAGGTCTGTTTACCGCCGCCTTTAATTCCCGTGCATACTTGGTTTCGTTAGGCATTAGTTATCCTCGCTAAACTTTACTTTGATAACATTATCATACACATCTTCAACGATTAACTTGTTTGAACTTTCTTTTGTCTTCTCGACTATTTGTTCCATCGTAGCCTCATGCCCTAGCTGCATAAGGTAATCATAGTCCGTCTCCAGAAGACTAAGCATACCCTGCTGCAGAATATGCGCGGCAGACACATCCTTTGCGCTGGACGTATCATACGCCCTGACATTCACTTTGTCAAACCCTTGAGGATCAAAGACAATGTACAGTCTATCTGGAGACAAAAAGAATGTCTCTTCCTCTATTCTATCTCGCATCTCATCATCTATGAGATCGTCTTCCGGTTCAAAAGTAAAACCATCATCATTCATCAAACCACTCCACAGGTATCTTTTTATGCGCCCAATCAAATCCATGACGCTCTGCCCAATCTGAATGTGTAGTCTTAGAGCCTTTGTATATTTTTTTGTTTGCATTGGCAAAGAAGAACTTCACTTCAATATCAGGGTTCTGTTTCTTAACAAGAAGGTGCTTTACCCTGTCCTGTTGTGTTAGCCTACCCTTCACCTCTATGTACATATCATTACGGGGTATGTAAAAGTCAGGTATGTATACCTTTGGGTCAGGCTGGTAAGGTATCTTATCAGGCTCAAACTCAAAGCTAACACCTCTGCGACCAAGGGCTACAGCTACTTCGGCTTCAAACTTCGATCTAAAACGCATAGTAATCAAACTTATTTTTATTTTCAGGGTTAGTGTTCATTATCTGTATATACCCATCAGCCAAATCTTTTTGCACATACTCAGGAGATGTGTCTCTGACTATGGAGAAACTTCTAGAAGGAAAAACAACTAATCTGCCCTGTCTCAGAAAGGAACGTATGTCATCAAAGCAGCGAGCCATTGTCATAGAACCCTTATAATTAAACTCTTCTGCAGTCCATAAACCATCTGCAGACATATTCTTTCTGTATATGATTGGAAGCTGCATATCATCAGGTAAAGACTTTATTGTTAAAGCCTCTCTGTGAGTGCTATCCTCTTTCTGTGTATCAAAATACACGAAAGCAGCCTTGGGATTATACATAGTTTCAAAGTCAGTAATAGTATCTGTAACATATAGTGGCATCAGATTTCATCCTTTACATGCTTTGTGTACCATACTCGGGGCTTGGTATTTGCTGTAGAAGTTACTTTCTGCTTGTAAGCTGCATCAGGCCAGCAGTGCATCTTAAAGCCACAGTAGGAACAGGTTCTGTTCATTAGCCTGTTGCCTGTCCTCTTTAGAGTCCCTGTCTCTTTATCTTTGTATGTCTCAGGTTCATCAGCAAACGAACGCTCAAACTTATCCTTGCCAAGAACACTGCGTATATTTTTATCGGCTAATTGTAGTGCAGCCTGTCTGTCTTCGTCATGTACCAGAGGCGTCTCGCACACAGCCCACTCACCCGTAGCCTTGTTGATAGCTATCCAGCCACCGAAGGTAGAGCCAGCAGCTTCTGCGTACAGGTAGCCCTGCGGCACGTAGCCAAACACATCATCCTTCTTGATGTTGTTGTACCCACGATTAGCCGCGAACTTCATAGAGAACGCTCCGGGTGCAGCACTCTTTATGTCATATATCTTATCATCTATCTTTACATCATACGTGCCGTTAAGAGTAGTGCCGCCTATCTCTAGGCTAACACTTTCTTGTTCACTCTGTATATCTATACCCGCGCCTTTCATAACTGTAACAGCTATCGCTTCTATGATATCTCCAAACAGAAATTTCATAACCAGAGTATAGTCTACGTCTTCTTCTATGTCATCTCTTGCGGATAACTTCTGCTGGCACAGGGGCTTGCCCACACCAGACATACGCACTTTTGAACCACGCTTTTCACTGAACTGGCGTTCAATGGCGGAGCCACACATCTCCTTAAACTCATTGATAAGGTGAGGGGGAAGACCTTCGCCTTCACCCCTCGACGCTTTCTCTAGGAAATGCTGTACTTTATGTAACAGCATGGAGGTCATTAGATGGCCTCTGCATTTTCCAACGCTTTTGCTACATCAAGATCATCCATAGCAAGCACGTTTTCCTTGCGCTCATTGTACTGCTTGAGTACACGCTCGTTCCACCTCTCAATGTCTTTCATAAAGGTGTTGAGAGTTTCTACATCTTCATCCACAATCTTTACAGGCTGTGGCTTATCAAAAGCAGGAACATAGTAAACAATACCACCGTTCTTATTACGCTTAGTAGCAATGTTTACCTTCTGCCCGAAGATAATCTTATTGGATGGCACCTCACGAATGTAGTTAGCCACTGGCATGAACGCAGAGCCACGGGCTGACCAGATGAAAGGAGTACCCTTTAGGTCAACCTTATCACCAGCGTTGTCTGTAGCTTCTTTAGCACCAGTAATTAGGCCATACACAACCTGCGTGCACTTAATACTCTTCTGCTTGGCGTGTTCAAGCGAGTTAGTTGAAAGACCTTCAACCTCTTGCTTACTCAGCTTGCCACACTTCATACCGCCGCTTGTATCAGGAAAGTCATCACTCAGCGACGGTGCAAGAACAGTCCTGATAGAGTCTTCAGGAGACTGTTGGTTCCACAGGTCATACGAGTAGTAGCGTACAAACATCCGCACACTAATCTCTTTAGAGTATACAGTGTTATTGTCCAAGCGAACACGGAAGCTGCCTTTTGGTAGCGGCTCACCGTCATCGTTCTCGCTCTGCTGTTCAATGGCTAGTCGGGGTAGTCCCTGCTGTGTTGCGGGGCGGTTATCCGTCTGACCAATCATGGCTGCAATCTTAGCCATGTTCTCTTCGTTCAGGTCGTCCATAGTAATCATATCGCTCATGCGGCTATCTCCTCTAGGTTAAGCCAATCTGTTCCTATCTTGAGTTCTATCTCAATAGGCATATCAAAGTCAATACCAAACTCTGTACCACACTCTTCAGGTATACACAACATACTCCTTCTCAATAGTTCAATCATCCAATCTTTCTCGTCGGGGTGAACATCCATGATTATCGAATCGTGGACTGTGTTAATTATTTTACTCTGGGGAGCAGGTCTTATCATTGCCCTCAAAGACTTGTGAAGCCTGATGAGTGCTAATGGTAACAGGTCTGCTGTGGCAAACCCCTGCACCGGGTAATTCTTTATAGAGGTTGCTCCGACGGTTGTACCATATCTTGTGTACTTTGCATAGGGAAAATTGTACTCTCTACCAGACGGAAGAACAACTCTCTTGGTAGTCACTGCTTCATCCTGCAGCTTGTCATGCCACTCCGTTACCCCTTGGTACTTATTGCGAAAGGCAGAGTAGTAGGCCATCTCACGATTAGTTCCAAGCACTCCACCGTACAGCGGCTTGAAGGTATGTGCCTTTGCATCCTGCCTACTCACGCCCATAATCTCAGCCGTGTAGGAGTGAACGTCAAAGCCGCTCTTTACCTCGTCATAGATTACAGGGTCTTGTGAAAGATACCCTGCTACACGAAACTCTAGCTGTGAGTAGTCACCCTCTAGGATGTAACCGCCCTCGTACCGAGATACAATGGCTTCTCTTGCAGGAAAGGTTGTACCTCTTGGCATATTCTGAAAGTTTGGTCTGCTTGACGATAGTCTTCCAGTAGCGGTGACACATTGATTAAAGTTAGGATGAATAAAGCCTCTATCATCTTGGTACTTCTCCAAGCTATCCACGAACGTATTCAAGTACGTTCTTATCATTGAGTAGCGTGTGTACTTGTCCACAAACTCTCTTGCCTTGCCCTCAAGTTCTAGCCGTATCTCCGACAGAGTTTCTTTATCTGTTCTAAAACCTGCAGCGGCAGTATCCTGCGGACCACGGGGTATAACCCTCAGTCCTGCCGGTTCATTCAGTTTAGTGTAGACTATACCTGTTCCTCCACAGGTCTTACACTTTACCAGTTTACCCAGCTTACCTGATTTCAGGTAGTACCTGTCCTTTCCAAAACCATTGCAGTCGGGGCATTGCTCTCCTCTGGTTTTGCGGCACACAGGGGCTAAATCTTTAACTGTCTCCTTGAACATTGTAGGAGACATTTTTGTTTTACGCTTTTGTTTCCTTGTGTGGCCGCGTTGCTCTGTGCCTATGTTGAATGCTTCTTTCCAAGCAGTCTTGTCAATAACCTGTCGCGAATAAAGCAGCTTACTCCTATCGTCAGGGCTATCAAGATTGATAGGAGTATCACCCATAGTATATTCAGCAATATCCATGAGATCACTGTAAAGTTTATCATATTCCTCTTGATAGTCTGCTTTAATTTTTGCAAGCTTTTCATTAGATATCTTTATCCCCGCTCTCTCCATGTCAATCAGAACGTCAAGCATCTCCATACTTAGTTTAATAACTTGCTGCAAAGACATTCTCCTGCTGGGGCCAAGTCATTTCTAAATCGTCTAGTTGTTTTTTTGCTAACTCTGCAGTAGTATTAACATCAGAAGTACAATATTCTCGCACCACATCAGGAGGCATGTCCTCGTATGATACCTTGTCTTTGATGTACTGTTCTGTAAGGTCTACACGTTTCTCTGGTAAACCTCTACGCTTCGCACACTCTGCCAGACTAATCGGTTTCTTCACGCCCCTGTTGCACAGATACTCTGCAACCATCGTGTCCCACAACAACCCGTCATACTTAAAACCACACTCACGCAGCCACTGCAGATCAAACTTGAGGTTGTGACCCACAAGACAGGTTGTTTCATCCAGTTTGTTTTGTAATTTTTCCTTTGCTTTTGGTGTTGGCTCACACTGATTATGGTAGAAGAACAGTCCTTGTGTTTCTATCACATGGGTAGAAAGTGTAAAACTCCTGTAGCCAACGAACACAATCTGCTGCCCGTGGTACGGAGATGATGTTGAACTTTCAAAGTCCATTGTAGTTTCTATGTCAAGTACAGTAATCACGAGAATATATCCCTATCGCCATCACGGCGTAGAACCAGTGACCCATGCCAACCATTGATCTTGTTCTTGGAAAACTTGATTGTTCTAAACTCCTCGTGTTCAGCTACACCAATACCTACAATGATATCAGCCTCACCAGCCTTACCTGTCTTACTACCATCAAGCATGGAATAGTCTATAGTCTCTCTTCCGTGGGCATCGTAGGACGCTTGGGATATGGCCCACACTGCTACATCGTGGCGCTTGGCTAACTCTCTGGACCTGCAGTACAACTCTTTTAGCCGCTCATCCCCGCGTGAGAACTCGCCGTCGATCCTGATCTTATCAAGCTGGTCGATGAATATTACATCAACTTCATTGCGAGAGCAATAGTCCTCTATTTCCTGTATAGATGTTCCTACACAGTCCATGAAAGATATGTAGGGTAGAATAGTTTCTTGATATTCTTCTATAAACCCTTCCTTATCTTGTAGTACCTCTAGTCGTGAACGCTCTGTAATAGACTTGGCAACACGCATTCGAGTCTTCTTCACAGGCTCTTCATTGCCCCAATACGCTACATGGTGTTTGTTCTTTACATACCAACCGGATAACCACGCAGAGAAACTGGTCTTGCCTACCTCTGGTCTGGCAAATATTACACCAAGGTTTTGTCGGTCAATACCCGGAACGTAGTCTCTAATCTGTGTAGGAAACACAAACTCAGGGTCACGCTCAAACTCCTCAAGACTGTCAGCTATACTGTCTTTGAGAACTGTGTAGGTCTTTGACCCCTTGACTTCGTTGTTCTTTAGTTCTTCTACACTGCCAAGCAGAGAATAAGTATCGCTAGATTTACCAA